AGTCGCACGAACAGTTGCCGATCTAACAGACAGCGACCAGATTAAACCAGAACATGTCGTTACGGCTGCTGGCTTTGTAATTGGCGGCGTCATGAAGCAGAGTTTTGCATAATCCAATCAAGCGGATGACGAGAACGAGAACGAACAACCATAACCTGAAGGGGGAACCATGTTAGTCAACCTGACTGTGACGTGGTCACCGCAAACCGGTCACACTGCACTTCCTCGTCGACCAGAAACCCGAAGTGGTGTATCCAGGCATGCCAATATTCGTGCAGAATTTACCTCAAGGCTCTCTGAGCGATTCTGCGACTCTTCACCACCAACATCACCATATCGCACTCTACTGCCTCACAGACGCCAAATGAGGTGCATTTGTGCCAAAGCAGGATGCTAAGCATGGCATTCATCTTCTGGGCAATGCAGTCGCATGGGCATTGACAAAGAAGAGTTTTCTTCTCTCAAACTCTCTTCTTTCAGAAGAAAGAGATTAAGAAGACAGAAGTCAGACATCAGACGTCACACTTTTGCCAAGCATTTGCCAACATGTTTGCCAACATTTTGCCATGGCAAAAGACGATATGGCAATGATTTGGACGATTGATAAATGATTTTACTCCAATTTATCTAAATTCAACCATTTTCCAATTGTCTATCATGTGAGAAAAATTGGTTTTTTTGTCTCGCGCGTGGCACAATCCGTGCCATATAATCAGGGCATGCCAAAGACCACACGCAAACCGGGACCGGTGACGAACAACGCAGACCGCTGGGGGCTGGATGAAGATGGGGAACCATCCATCCGGCTGATCCCCAGGTCTGGGTCTGACCCTGACCGCCGCGATGAGATCAACCAAAGCCTATCGGATCGGATCAATGAGGGTTCTGCCCAGTTGCTGCTGTGGGAGCGTCAGTTGATGCGTCTGCGAGGCTCGATGTCATACGCTGATCGGATGTTGGCCATGTCGCTGACGGTGCAGCACGCCGAGTTGATCGGCAAGGTGTACCAATGGGAAGCAGACCTGTTTACCGGCCTGTTGGCGGCCATGCAGGAAGCCAGTGCCAATGCACCTGTGTATCCCGGGCTCTACGATGACACGCCTGAGCAGTTGGACATGTTGTACGGCGAGCGGTCGAAGCTGGTTTATGAGCCTCCAAAGCCACCTGAACTATATCAGGATGTTCATCATCCAAAGCACGAAGAATGGTTGGATCAGATGGACGAAGTTGAGTACGGTGACGAATATTAAACTCGCACCACCACATCCTGTAGACACAACGCCCGCATTGCCGATATGATGTGCATATCGATCCTGTTGTCAGTTAGGGTAGCTGACACCGCCGGACCATCTCAATCATGTCACCGTCACCAGGCGTCGGACCCACATGCCAACACCATTTCAGCCGCGAAGACGAAGCACGCATCTGCGATGAAAACCTCGCATGGGCCGAAAATCTGCTGCGCAAGCACTACGGACTACGCGCGGTCGAATGGGCGGGCGAGGGTCTTCTAGCCGCCTGCCGGTCATTTGATCCTGATCTGGGGCATTCGTTCCGTGGGTTTGCCGCCACCGTCATCCGTCGCACTGCCGCCCGTGGGCTCAAAGCGATGTATGGTGCGCCGGGGTCTGCCAAGCATGAGGCACAGGCCAACAGTGTCACTTATGAGGACTACGACCAACAGGCCGTCAGACACCCATCGGGACATTGCCCCACCTACACCCAGATCGTTGCGGAACTCAGCAATGAGGATTCCGACGAGTACACCGCCATTCTCGAATTCTTTGACTGTCAACCCGCCCAACGCCGCCTGATTGGGCTGGGGGCCATGTTGACCGGAATGACTGCACGCCAACTATCGGAGGTACTACGCGTTGATCGAAGGACGATCACATCCACACTCGCTGATCTTCGGCGACTTGTATCAGCTGCTTGACGCCGTGATGCTCGCAGGCGCCGAGATGTCCATGGGCAAGGGTGACAGCCAGCAGGCGAGAATCAGCATCAGCCGTCGCCGTCACAGCTGGGCGATTGCTTACTGGTACGTCGTACTGCTGCATAACCATGGCATCCACATGCGCATCCGGGGCATTCAATCCACAGTACGGTCCGGGTCAATCACGTTCAGCAGTGCCCATTCGCCGCTGCTGGTCCGGGCTTATAGCCGCTGGTATCGGGAGGCAGGCAAGTCTCTGCCGCTGGATGTGCTGTTGGATCAACAGACCGCCTGTATCGTGCTGGCTGGTGCCTTACGGCGATGGGCGATGCGGGATAAGCGGTCGAACCACATCACCATTATGACACCGCCCTGCCACACGATGAGCCTAACGAGTTTAACCAGCCAGATACGTGAGCAGGTTCCGGTTACCGACTGCAAAACATCTGGCCAGCGTGGTCAGATTGTGGTGCCTGCGGATGCGGCAATGGAATTCGTGGACGGCATGGTGCCGCGTGCGGTGTGGGACACGAAGTGAGGATTGACGATGGCTTTTCCTGGTGACTACACATACCGAGATCGCATAGCTCTTAAAGAGACGATGGTCGACACTGCCAATCAGACGATGGATGTGGTGTTGCCTATCACCAGTCTGTCATCGTCGTTGCAGGCACTGATGCGCAGTGATGGTGGTGACCTGCGAGTCACGGCAGATGATGGCACCACGCGGCTGGCGCATGCAGTCATACCCGATTCGTCGGGCAATGCATACTTGCTCCTCATTTTCGGGGTGTGGCTGTATGGCGCGAAGACCTACATCAAAGTGTGGAGCAATGGTACTGACACGGCCGAGGCTGTGGACTCGACTCATGGCCAACACAATGTGTTCACGTCTGCTACGCGTGCGTTTTATCAGTTTATGCTTGACCCATCCGGTAGCCTTCCACAGTTGGTTGATCTGACATCCAATGGCAACGACAACTCCGCAATCTCTGGATTTTCATCTGCGGATCTGATTGCCGGCCAGTTGTCAAAAGCGTGGAACTGGGATAATAATTCTGATGTTGTGACGATCCCGGATGACGCGTCATTAAGACCGACCAGTTTGACGATGGAAATGTGGTTGCGTATCAACGCTTTTCCTGGCTCAGGCGTGGAAAATATCCTTGCCAAAACTGCCTTCGATGGTTCGACTGACCACCAGCAAGACTATGGCCTCGAGACGCAAGCTACGTCTGGTGGCAGACTCAATTTCTATGTTTTCACAGCCGGAGCCAATTACCTAGATGTTCAAACAACAGGGCTTTCTACTGGGCAATGGTACTATGTCGTTTGTCGATATGATGAGAATACATCAACGCCATCTGTATATGTCAATGCCACCGACGTTGTGGACACCACTGGTGGACCGGGGTCGGGGGCCATTGTCACGACCTACGATGCCAGAAGTCTTTTGATAGGCAATCGGCCCAGCTTTATAAATGGTGCATTGTTTGATCTGTCAATGCTGCGCATCCGTAGTGATGTTGTCAGCGATGCACAAATTACGACGCGGTACAACATTGAGGCCGATGCGGCCGCAGCATGGGACGCGGCAGTCTATGGCGATGAAAACACTGCACTTGGCACGACACCGATTGATGTCACGATTACTATTCCCGATGCCACACTTGGATCGCCGCTGTCCGGTACTGTCACACTATCAGGATCGCCCATCGAAGGTGCGACAGTCAACGTATATAACAACACTGATGCGACGCAAGCCACCGAAACCACTGACGCCAGCGGCAACTGGTCGCACATCGCAAAGCTCGGAAAAAACTACGAAGTCACGTTCGAATATATCGATGGTGGCACCAAATACACCGCTACCCCTCACTCTTACATAGAGACTTAATATCATGGCAAACACAGCATACTTATCCGCAGACAAGCAAATGGTCGAAGAGTATATTGCAGCCCACACTTTCAAGGTGATGCTTTGCAATTCAGATTATACCCCTGACAACGAGCACGACTTTGTTGATGCGGGCGGAGCCAGTGATCCGCTGGATGCCGAAATCAGCTTGACTGGCTATGCTGGTGGATGGGGTGGCAGCGGTCGAAAAACTGCTGGCTTTACTGTAACCGAAGATGCAGCAAACAACCGCATTGCTATCGTTCTTGACGACATCACATGGACATCTGTTGCGGCAGGCGACACGATTCTCAACGCCATCCTGATCATCGAAGGGACAAGTGATGACACAGACAGTCAACTTGTTCGTGCTTGGGCTGTTGCGGACGGTGCTACTAGTGGCAGTGATGTTGTGTTATCTGGTGCGACTTGGTACATCAACGTTCCTGCGGTGCCTGCATAACCCATGCCTGTCTACACGCCCCCTGCAAACAATGCTCTGGACGCGGTGTTGGTGGTTTATACACCTGCCGCCAATAATGCATTGGATGCGGACTTCACGGGGTATGTAGCACTTGGAACATCTCCGATTGACGTATCGATCACGGTGCCTGATGCGACATGGTCTGGTCTGGCCAAAGTCTTAACCGTATCGCCAATCGATGTCAGCATCACGCTCTCGGATGCAACGATTGTCACCATTGTCGATCTGGTGATCACGCCCGATCCCATTGATGTCACTATCGCAGTCCCCGACGCAACCATGTCGATTGCACAAGTGATTTCACTTGGCACCACCGCCATCGATGTCACGGTTAGCATGGCAACTGCAACGCTGTCAATTGAGCCTGTTGTCGAATTGGGCGTGACGCCTATTGATATCACGATCAGTGTCCCTGATGCTCTATTCCTCAAAGACCTGTTGATCATTCCCGACCCGATTGATGTGTCGGTGAGTGTGCCTGACGCGACGTTTGATCGGCTGGCCAACCTTGCAAGTTGCTTCTTGGTTTACGAGAGTGGCTACGTTCACCGCGTCATTGCAGCCCCGACCAAGCAGCTTGACCTTGAGGGTATCTTCCCGCAAGGCTTGTGGACGCTCGCCGTGTCCTACGTCGATCAATACGGCAACGAGTCAGCACAGGCAAGTATCAAAGTCGAGTTTGATGCCGATGGCCACGTGCTCAGTCAATTGCGGGAGATTAACACGCTTGCTGCGGTCCCATTGGCCGGTGGCTACGTGTTCCTCACGATCACACTGGAGGACCGGCAGACATGGCATCGCAATCCGACAGCATTCCAGGTCTATGACGCCGCGACACACCAGGTGATCGGTACCGTCACCGCGACCGGCAACGGCGCGTACATCACTGAGGCGACGGTTGGGCCGTTCACCCACGGTCACACCAAGCGGCTTCGCGTGCGTCCGTATGATGCCAGTGGTTATGGGGTTTGGTCAGATGTTCCGTCGGTCGTGGTGGACTCGGTTGGGCCTGTGGCACCGGTGGTAGTTGGATAGCCTCGCCCCGCCACATTTTCTGTCGCAAACCGACAATCACCTGTTGCTATGGCCACACAACAGGAAAAACAACTACGTCTTGACCTCGTTCTGCACATGCTCACACACGGTCACACCAAGGGGGAGATCAAGGAAGCATGCCGCGACCAGTTTGCCAGCAGCTATCGCACCACCGAACGCGATATTGCCACCGCCCGTGATCTGCTCATGGCAGAACTCGACGAAACCCGCGAGGCGATGCTGGCTCGCAGTCTGAGCCTATATCGCTCGATCCTCAATGATCCGCGTGCCTCCCTGCTCGACAAGGTGCGGGCACAGAAGCGCATTGACAAGATCATGGGGCTCGAAGCACCGCTTAAGCATGAGGTCACCGGCAAAGATGGTCGCCCCATCCAAACCCAGATGATCGACCCCGCCAAAGCCACGGAGATTGCCAGCGATCCAGAATTGGCTGGCCATGCTCAAGCCCTGGGCATCGCTTATGGCCTCCCCACCGGCGCGGTAGATGAGGACGACAGTGAATGACACCGCCGTGCAACCTATCGACTGGCACAAAGTCCCCCGCGAAGTCGCCTGCTCGCGCCCAGACTGGTTTGCTGCATGGGTGACGCGGGACGATCCACCGGCGTTGCAGTACCAGGTGTTTGAGCACATCGCCTACATCGCCCACATCGTGACCCGTGCCATCCGCAAAGGCAAGGGGCGGCTGATCATCAATCTGCCCCCGCAGCATGGGAAGAGCTGGTTTCTTTGTCGCTGGTTGATCGTGTGGATTCTGGAGCATTGGCCGGATAAGCGTGTGATCAGCACGTCCTATTCATCTGATCTGATCCTTGGTCATTCCGGATTCGTCCGTGATCAATTTATCAATCGATCCGAACTCAACACCAATCTCAAGGCAGACAGCAAGGCTGTTGGCAGGTGGTACACCCACACGGGCATGGGCGGCCTGTACAGCACAACCATTGGCGGTGCTATCTCTGGCTTCTCAATGGACGTGGGCCTGATTGATGACCCATACAAGGGCTGGGAGGATGCGTGGTCAACAAAGATTCGCAAGAAGGTACGAAACTGGTTTGATGCGGAGTTCTACACCCGCAAGCAGGAAGACACGACTATGATCGTCCTGCACACCCGCTGGCACCCAGACGACCTGTCAGGCTATCTACTCAAAGATCACCCAGACGACTGGCAGCTGATTCGTCTTCCTGCTCTGGCTGAAAAAAACGATCCAATGTGTAGGCCAGTCAACAAGCCGCTATGTCCGCGACTTCGGTCGTATGAGTCGCTTATCAGCAGTAAGAAGTCACAGGCCATTTGGGACGCTGTGTTCCAGCAAGACCCTAAAGGATTGAGTGATGGCAATCTGTACAGTGATTTCAGCGAAGTGCGTAATGTCAGCAACAGCGTGTCACTCAATCCCGCTTGGCCCCTGCATATCTCCATTGACTTCAATAAAAACCCCGGAACGCATGTGCTCATTGGTCATTACGATGAGCAGGCAGACATGATCACTACGGTCGACGAACTTTATGGCGACCGATGGGACACGATCCAGATCATGAAGGACTTCACTGACCGCTGGTGGCCAGCCAATGCCCAAGGCAAGGAGTTTCCCGAAATACACATTTTTGGCGACACGGCTGGCAACTCTGAGTCCGAGTACACCAGTGATACCGGTTACAAGGTTATGCGCAGGATGCTTGGAAAACTCGGTGTGCCGATTTATAAGCGTGTGCCCAAGCAAGCCCCTGATCTACTCGGCTCGATTATGGAGGTGAATGATGCCCTTTGCGACATCGATGGAGATGTACACTGGCTGATTCATCCACGATGCACAAAACTGATCCGTGACCTTAAAGAGGTCATGCCCAATGAGCATGGCAAACCTGACAAAGACACCGACCAAACGCTGACACATGCCAGTGATGCGGAACGGTATCGAGTACATCGCATCAGGCCGATGCAGGTTCTGCAAACGGGTGGAAGGGTGAATGTGTGACACCGCCCCACGTCCACGCAAACTTTTTTTCTCCAACCACCTGTCACAACCCTGACACCCCGGACGGAGAACGCCCGTGATTGAACTCATCGCCCTACGCGCCACATCAGCCGCCCTTGCCACCGCCACACTTGCCACCGCCACGGTCGTCAGTGAAAGCTCACTCATCCCGCTTGGCCTGGTGCTCATCGCCTGTGGCATCACATGGAAAGCTGCCAGCAAACTCACCGACCTGGAAGCCCGCGTGAAAGCCCTGGAGAACAGGTCTAATGGCTGATCATCCCACCAATCTCAACGCCAAGCCCGAAATCGGCGAACAGACCGGCGCCCAAGGTGCTTCCGTTGGCCTGACCACGTGGATGCAGATTCCCGGGCTGGATACGATTCCCGCAGGCACGTACCAGACCTATCGCCAGATGCTCATGGACCCGACAATCGCCCTGGCACGCGCGGTGGTGATGGCCCCGCTGGTCAACAACACGTGGTCCGTCAGCTCGCGCGAGGGCACGCCTGAGGATCGGGTAGCGTTCATTGAGGAAATGCTGGACCCGATGGTTTCGACCATTGTTGAGAATGCACTGCTCAGCCTTGACTATGGCTGGTCTGGCTTTGAGAAGGTGTTTGACATCACTGGCGGTAAGTTTGTCCTCAAGAAACTCAAGCCCCTGATGCATGACATCACACACATCAATGTGGATACCGGTGGAAAATTCCAAGGTTTCAAGCAATCGTCTGTGTCGCTGCCTGTAGAGAAAGCGTTGTTATTCACCAATGAACGCTATGGTGACAACCACTACGGCCGGGCGCGTCTGGAAAACATCCGTGAAACATGGTCGTGGTGGCGTCAAGCCAATGAAGGTGCTGCAAGGTACGACCGAAAGATCGCTGGCGTCATGCCAGTGATCCATTACCCACCCGGTAAATCACCGGATAAGAATGGCATCGAGCGCGATAATTACGAAATTGCCAAAGGTGTATTGGACGCTATTGCGGCTGGTCATGGCATCGCAGTGCCCAACAAACGAGCAATGGACGATGGACTGGATGGCAAGGAATGGTCTATTGAGTTGATGGAGGACAAGGGTTCCCGCCAGCCTGGATTCGGGGACCGTCTGCGATATCTGGACTCACTCAAATTCCGTGGCTACCTGCGTCCCGAACGTTCGGCATTGGAAGGTCAATTCGGCACCAAGGCCGAAGCCCAAACTCATGGCGATCTCGGTCTACTTGATGGTGAGAAACTACTTCGTGACACGTCTCGCGTGGTCAATTGGCACGTTGTCGATCAACTGCTGGTGCTCAACTTCGGTGAGGATGCGCGCGGGTCCGTCTACTTCGAACCCAACCCATTGCAAGATGCCAGCGTCCAGTTTGCCCGCGATCTGGTCAAAGCCATGATGTCCACACCTGATGGTCGTGAGGAAATCAAGATTTATGCAGATGTGCAGCAGATCATCGAATCGACCAGCCTGCCCATGCTGCCTGATGTAGCCACAGTGACACCGCCCGACACCGGCAATCCTGCCGATTCAATCCTCAATGATCTGACAAAGCGTGTTGGTGATATGAACTCATCGCCTGATGCCAATCAGCAGGTCGGTGATTCAGGAATTGCCACAACTGCTGGCCTTAATGGTGCCCAGATCACGGCTGCTCTGAACATCATCGAACGACTCACAGCCCGGACCATCACGTCTGAGCAGGCGTTGGCACTGCTGCTTGCTATGGGTGTGGATGAATCCAAAGCCAGTCGAATTATCTCCAAGGGGTGACCCATGACCGTCTCCCCGGAACGCCGCCAATACGCTGCCCAACTCGATGCCGACTGCGCCCGTCTGGAAAATATCGGCACGGTCGCTGCTGGCAAGATTGGTCGCAAGGTCCGTATGGCTGCGTTGCAAGCGTACAGGGCTGGCAATGATCCATCTGGCGCGATCCGTGAACCACTTGGCGACATGGCTCCGTTGTTGGCCGATGCAATGGTTGCCGCATGGCTGACTGCGCGTTGGCGGGTACTCAAGACGGTCGAAGCACACCAGGCCAAGACGGTCAAGCTTAGCACCGCGTATGACAACGCGATCCAGGCACTCAAGGCCCAGATGCATGTGGGTGACCTGTCTATCGATCAATTGCGTGATGCTTTTGTGCCTGATGTGCTGGCCAAGCTGCACGACATGAACAGGGCCACACAAGGCCGCATCACCACCAAGATGCTGGAATTGACCCAGCGTCAAGCCCATGTCACCGAGGGTATCCGCGAGTTGCAGGGCGTGTTCACTGCCGCTGGCATCACACCTGAAAACAGCTACACGCTTGAGAACATCTTCCGCACCCAGACCCAGCTTGCCTATGGTGCAGGACGGTGGGCTGCACTGCACGAGCCCGAAATCGATGACATATTGTGGGGATTCGAGTACAGCACGGTGGGTGACGACCGCGTGCGATCCAGCCACGCCGCGATGGATGGCGTGCGGCTGCCCAAGGATCATTCGTTCTGGCAGACCAACTGGCCGCCCAATGGTTGGTCGTGCCGATGCCAGGCGTTGGAAATATTCGAGGGTGACGATCTGGCCAAAGAAAGCAAGATCATCCTGCCTGCGCCAAAGACGGTGGACGGAGTGACGTTCCAGCCTGAAGCGGATCGTGGGTTTGGGTTCAATCCGGGTCAGTCTTACAACGTACCGAAGATTGAGCCATTGCCGATCAAGCCTGTTGCTCCAGCGGACAAGCCAATTCCAGTCGTTCCTAAACTGGTCGTACAGGAAACACCTGTTGCACCTGTTGCACCTGAAAAACCAAAAACCAAGCCTGCACCTAAGAAAACAGTAGAGCCAAAAGCAGATCCAAAACCACAGCAGCCCAAAGAAACGCCCAAGCCAATCAAAAAGCCAGATACTGCTTCCAAGCCGGTCGAGAAGACGGAGGTAGTTGCTAAGCCAGTATTGCCCAAACCAAAGGTAGATTTGCAGCACGCGGAAAACCTCGTCAATATTGCCCCACGCAGTAAAAACACAAAGCCAATTAAAGACGCGATGGACGCCATCAATAGTGTGCATGGTGTTCCAAAGGGAATGAAGGCTCTGGATGTAAAAGACACCAATAGTTCAATATATGGTCAATATGTATTCGGCGAATACACTGGATCACCGTTCCAATTCAAACTGACAACAAAGGGCAATCGCCAAGGATTCGCCATGCTGCATGAGATGGGGCACTATCTTGACCACCACGGAATCGGTACGCCCGGCAAGTTTGACTCTGAAACAGGTGGCCAGACAAGTGTTGTTCTTGAGCAGATTAAAAAGTCTAAAGCTTATGCAAAACTACAAGCTAAGCGAGCTGAATATGTTGCTGCCAAAGACAAAACCATGATTAAACACCTTAATTACTTGTTGGATGACAACGAGCTTTTTGCGCGTGGGTACTCACAACATATTGCAATTAAATCTAAAAATGCGAAGATATTAGAAGAGTTAAACGAGTGGCGAGTAAGGAAAGATGTTGCTTATCAGTGGGATGATGATGATTTCAACGAGATTTCTGGTGCGTTCGACAAGATGTTTAATGGTTTAGGATGGTCAAAATAATGCACACACCACTGCAACTTTTAGATTTGGACTTCGACCAAGCTGTTGATGTGGTCATGCAGGACACGCCAAGCATAGATCAGTTTACGGCCGAGCAAGTAGTTAATACCATCTTCACTGGTGGCGATAAAGTCGCAATTAACGAGAGCGATATTCCTGCATTTGAAGCCGACCCCGATGGTTTCCTCAAGGAACGCCAGCGTCAGAAGTACCTTGCCGAACAATCCCTCTGACACCGCCCTACGCCACCTCTGATTCCCGGCAGGCAACCGCCTGTCGATGCCCACTGACACCATCATCATTGAAATCACGCCATCTGAGGATGGGTTTCGCGCCCAGTCTTTCGGTGCTGAGCCGCGCGTCGTCGGCCTGGGTGACTCTGCTCTTGCTGCACTCGACGACCTGGTGACCGACTGGCACCGCGCCCGCACGCTCGATCCAGAGTTCAATCCCGGCCCACCCGCACACCTACCGAAAGCCGGGGTGTACCTTGGGTAATATCCTCGTTCCCTACGCTCTGAATTGCACTGGCACTGAGCCAATCAGCCTATCGACCACAAGTGGCTATCGCTTCCGCAAAGACGCGGCCCGGGTTGGCAACTGGGTGGCCCGCAATCCCATCACTGGCGAAGACCTTCACCTTAAGATCACGCCCGAGCGGATTGCCGAGTGGGTTGCCAAGAACAAGCTCATGCGATCCAACGGCGTGAGTGTCGATCTGACCATCGATCACCAACGTGGTGCCAAGTCGAAGATCGGCAGTGTGGACGCCCTTGACATGGATGGTGACCTGCTGATGTTCGACAGCACGGCGGCCGACGACGAAGCGGCTAAATTGTGCCAGCGAGTCAAAGAGGTGTCCATCGAGATCGAACCCAACGTCAAAGATGGCAAGGGCAACAGCTACGGAGAGGCTATCACCGCCATCAGTGTCGTGCGTAAGCCCGTGATCTCCGGCCAGGGCGATTTCGTACCCATTGCTGCGTCTCAATCTGACACCGCCGCACCACACCTGATTATTTTTTCGCTCAATCAACCTGACGTAACCAAAACACCTACACAGGAGAGTGACATGCTCACCCCGGAACAGATCACAGCCGCCAAAAAGAAACTCAACCTGCCAGCCGACGCTGCTGACGCCAAGGTCGCCGAGGCGATCATGCTCAGCCTCGAAGCCCCGGCGAAGCTGACCGCTTTGCAGGCTGACCTGGACAAGTCCAAGCAGGTCGTCACCGACTTACAAGCCAAACTCGCTGCTGCCCCAGCTGCCCCGGTGCAGCTGTCCCGCGAAGTGCTGGCCCTGTCCAAGGACGCGCTGAGCACGAAGCTCGGCTCGTTGGTCGAAAAGTGCTGCATCACCCCGGCCGTCAAGGACAAGCTCGAAGCTGAGTTGTCCACGCCGATCATGCTCAGCATCGGTGATGGCCAGGACCGTCCGTCCTATGCCAAGATTGTCGACATCCTTGCTGAAAACAAGGCGGCTGATCTTGCCAAACTCATGGGCGAAAAGACCGGTGTGCAGACCATCACGTTGTCTCGGCAGATTCCGGGCGATGGCAGTGACGGCACTGAAAACGCATTGCTTGCCGATGCCGAGGCCCGTGCAGCCGCTGCCAAAAAGTGATCTGTTGGCTAACTGTTGAACTCGAAACAAAACCCGCCATGTCGGGATACCAAGGAATTGAATCATGACTTACTCAACGAATCTCACCGAAGGCAAGCTCATTGGCGACGTGCTGCGTGGCGAAATCCTCCACGAGCAAGGATACTGCCGTGAACTGCTGACCATCAAAGATAGCGTGGCTGTTGACTTCGGTAGCGTCCTGCACAAGGATACCGATGCCGTGGCTGCAACCGACCAGGTCACTGTGATTACCTTTGGCGGCACGCCTGATGGCGGCACGTTTGCTGTGGGCCTCAATGGTGAGGTAACCGCTGCCCAGGCGTACAACGTCTCCACCGCCAATCTGCAAACTGCCCTTGAAGGTCTGACTGGCGTGACCGCTGGCGATGTGGTTGTGTCCGGCACGGCAGGTGTTGCTTACACCCTGACATTTGCGGCCGACCTGGCTGCGCAAGCGGTCGCCGTCTCCGTGGACAATGCCGTAACTGACTCCAGTGCGGAAGTCGGCATCACCATCGCCAACTCCGTCGAAGGAGTTGCGGCATCCACGTCCGAAACCGGTGAATATGACATCCTCAATGCGGCAGGCGACGGTGCTTTGGCTTCGGCCATCGCTCTGGGGCAAGTCGCTGCAACGGATACCACACGTACCTGCATCTGTCTGGTCCGTGGCCCGGCAGTGGTCAAGCAGACTGAACTGGCGTTTGGCGATGGCACCGAAGATGACGCCGTGGCTGCTCTGCTGGCTCTTGGTATCAAGTGTGCGTGATATTCGAAAGACTCGCTTTAACTGACAATCTCAACTGACAGAACCCTCTGTTCAAGGAAACGAACATGCTCGACATCTTCAAAACCAACGCATTTTCGGCAGTGTCGATGACCAAAACCATCAACATCCTGCCCCACCAGCCCCGCCGTATCGAGCAGATGGGCCTGTTCGACTTCGAGGGAATCAACACCACTACGGCGGTCGTCGGCTACAACAACGGCACCATCACCCTGCTGCCCACCAAGGCACGTGGCGACACGCCAACTCAGATGAGCCACGACAAGAAAAACGTCCGGGCATTTCCTGTCCCGCATATTCCTGCCGCTGATGTGGTTCTTCCCGGTGACGTGCAAAATCTGTTGGCGCTACCCGGAAGTGAGCAATTGGCTGTTGCTGCCACCATCATTAATCAACGCCTCACCCGCATGCGTGACAGCATGGAAGCCACCATCGAGCACATGAAACTCGGTGCTGTCAAAGGTAAGGTACTCGACTCCGATGGCTCAACCGTGTTGTTCAACCTGTTCACCGAGTTCGGCTTGACCGAAACTGCTGTGGACTTTGTGTTGGGCACGTCCACCACGGACATCAAGAAGAAGTGCCTGGAGGTCGCCCGCGACATTGAAACCGTTCTCGGCGGCGCAACCTACGATCACATTCACTGTCTCTGCTCTGCCACCTTCTTCGACAAGCTCACCAGTCATGCCAAGGTCACGGCCGCGTTTGATCGCTGGATGAATGGCGACTTCCTCCGTGCTGACAACCGCAGTGGTTTCCAGTTCGGCAAGATCATCTTCGAAGAATACCGTGGCAAAGTCGGAAGCGTGGACTTCATCCCCGATGGTGATGCCCGCTTCTTTCCTGTCGGCGTAATGGATCTGTTCAAGCACTACGCGGCCCCAGGCAACTTCATGTCCGCGGTCAATACAATCGGCCAACGCATGTATGCCCGGCAGCTCGGTCGTCGTGATGAATCTGGCATTGACCTGCTGGCTGAATCCAATCCGCTGACCATCTGCACCCGCCCCGGCGTGCTGGTTCGCGGTCACAGCTCCAACTGATCATCCTGATACCTCACCGTGTGAGAGGTCGTCATCCTGCTGCCCGGCCTGAATCATCCCAGGTCGGGCAGTTTTTTTAGGCACCGCCGCCGGAAACCTGAAAGCATACACCATGTCATATTCAACCCGCACCAACATTGAGGACATCTTTGGCGTTGATAATGTTGCCACATGGGGCGATATGGACAACGATCAGGACGCCACCAAGATCACCAATCGCATCGCGCGCGGCATTGCGGTTGCAGACGCCATGATCGATGCGGTGCTCGACAACACGGACTACACCGTGCCACTGACCGCCCAACCCGGCAAATCACTGGCTCTGATCACTGACATCGCTGCGACGCTGGCAGGCTGCTGGCTGTACGAAGCTCGTGGTCTGGATGACAGGGATGATGAGGGCAGGCCGTACAACCGCTACTCAGCCAATCGCAAGCGTGCAGAATCCATGTTGCAACGCATTGCTGAGGGCGGCTTGATGATCAACGCGGTCAAAGCGACCGATGGCGTCAATATTCCATTTGTCGTGTGACCCCGGAAAGCAACCATGTTCCGCATCCACAACACGGTAACGCTCAACCTCAAACCGCTCGAAGCATACAAGCGACGGTTCCGCAATCCGAAGTCGCCAGAAATGCGGCCTGTGATGAACCAATGGCGCAAGCGGTACCTGAAATATATCAAGCGGAGATACAAGACAAACTCCAAAGGTGGCGGTGATTGGCCAGGTTTGAAGCCTGCCACAATTTTTGCCCGCAACCATAAAGGCAAAGACACAAAGAAGGCTATCAGTTACACATCAAGACTTTCCGGCCTGAATGCAGATCAAAAAAAAGATTACCGACGTGCTTTTAATCGCGCCAAAAAGAGCTTGGCAGACAAGATGAATAAGTCTGCCACAAACAAGCAAGTAGTCGCACTTGCAAGGGCTCATGCAGCAAGGAAGCTAAGGTCGGCTGGCGCTCAAATAGACACTCGTAATCAAATTGGCGCCAAGTTAATGGCAGCTGGCAAGGTATCAATCTTGCAAGACACTGGAACGTTGATTAACACGCTCGATGTATCGCGTTCTGACAACTGGAAATTTATCAGCAATGGCATGCAAGTCGGTTTTCTAAAAGGAAAATCAGCCAAACATCGGAGTGGCAAACGCTCACTCAGTGTGGCAGACATCGCAGGAATCCATCAATTCGGCAAGGGCCGTAACCCTGTACGTCGCATCATTGTTGACCCCGACAAGCAAACCACCGATGGCATGATCCGCGACCTGATGCGGGCTACCAAATAGGAGTATCACACTATGGCCGCACCTGCTGAACCCTGGGGCCAAGTCCTCACCGCATTATGGAATGTCCTCGAATCCCGCAGCAGCTTTACCGATCTGGTCAAGCCCGGCAATCGCATTCGCTTCGACAACCGCATCCGCAAATCCACCTTGCAAGCCGCAGATGTGCCGTGTGTAGCCGTGGTTGCTGATGCCGTAGACCCACACATCTTTCGCACCAGCAATGGCAGTTCGTTCAAGCGTCAATTCCGCTTTGAGATTCGCACCGGCGAAGTCGATATCACTGCCCAGGCATTCCCCGTCGAGTGGGAGATCATGAAAGCCGTCGCAGCTATCTGGAATGTGACGCCGCCCGCTAAGCCACTCGGCCTCGACTTCATCCGCAATATCAAGGCTGTGCAAGGCCAAGCCCCTACGGCTGATCCTGACGGCATATCCAACGGCTGGTACACGGTGATCGGCGTGGAAATTGAGGTCTGGTTTGACACCGCCTCACTACAGTCCTGATCCCCACAAGTGAACCACATGGTGAACCCCAAACAGGAGTATCACCATGGCTACATTTACCGGCATGGGCGGGACCGTTAACGGTTTTTCAACCGTTCGAGAGTGGAGCATCAACGAAACCGAAGAAAACAAGCCGTACAGCGCTGGCAACACCCTTGGCGGTGAAGGACAGGTCGGCGGGATCAAAGATTGGTCCGGCAGTCACACGCTTTACGGCTACTCGTCATCTGTGATGCCAGGGGAGTCATTCACTTTCGTTGGCTATGACGGCGCCAAGAAGGTCACCGGTACTGCGATTGTGTCCGACATTACGTTGGCCGTTAATCAAGAGAGCGGCGACATTCAAGGCGTAACGGTCAGTTTTTCGGGAAATGGTGCGTTGACCCATGCCACCGGAACAATCACCGACTCTACCATTCCCGATCCGCCCAGCTCGCTGTCCATGAAAGTTAAGCTTGATACGGGTGCGGGCTTCGTCGAACTTGACGATGTTCGCAGCTACAACCTGTCAATCAAGTGCGACCTCAAGGAATACGCATCAAGCACATCCGGTGGCTGGAAGAAGCGGCACCCCGGCAAGATCACCGCCAGTGGGTCAATTGAGTTCTATGACCAGGATGTTCGCACCGCCCCCGACCTGGGCACGGTCGCCAAGCTTCAGCTGTTCGTCAGCGACACGCTGTTCTGGCTTATCCACTGGGCCCGCTTTGGCCAGGGTGACTATCAAGTTTCGCCCGAGGGTGCGGATATTGCCAGTGGCACCGCCAACTGGAATTGGTCCGGCTTTGATGCTGGCGTTGTTGGCACCATCACCAAGCCCGGTGGCACCGAGTTCTGGCCCGCTGCGTAACCCTCGGAAGGTTCCCCTGAATCAACCCAATCACAAGGATCAACCCTATGCCTACTCATTCACTTACTCGCGGCTGGCAGCGTAACAGCGACATCACCAGCAAACGCCAGGACATCACGGCCGACGGTGAACTCACTGCCGAGATTGCCGTGCCTGACAGCTCAACCGACCTTCAGGCAACCGTCGCCATCGATGTCTCGGCCATGAAATCACTGTTCCTGTTGTCTGATCAGGACGTGACCATTGAAACCAACAGCGGCAGTGCAGCTGATGACACCATCGCGCTCAAGGCTGGCATCCCACTGATCTGGGAGAACGTGTCCGGCTACTACAGCAATCCGCTGGGCACCGACGTCACCGACCTGTACATCACCAACGATTCTGGCAGCGCCGCAACCGTGACCCTGCGCGTGTTGCAGGATGTGACCCCGTAAACCAATTGATGACACCGCCCCACACCACTCGCGCAAGGAGATGCCATGAGTGATCTATCTACCGTGACCGCTGCACCGATTGAAATCGAGCTTGGCGGCAAGACCTTCAAGATGCGTCCGCTGTCCATTGCTGATCTTGGCGAGTTTGAAAACTGGGTTCGCCAGAAGATCATCAGCAATGCCATGCATGCCGCACGCGATCTGCCAGCGCGTGACCGACGCGATCTGACCAGTGAAGCGATCAGACGCGATTTGATCAGTGAAGCGATCAGTATCGCCTCAAGCGTCACCTACGATTCACGCGAGGCTCAGGGCATGATGCAGTCCATTGAAGGTGCGGGCGAATTGGTCTGCCTATCACTTCGCCGTGAACACCCTGACATTACGCGTGAGCAGGTGGTTGGCATGTTGGCCAATGTTATGCAGTTCTCCGAGCTCGCTGAATCACTGATGAAAATCTCTGCTCCCAGTATCAGCGGCAATGCGTCCCCAAAAGTGGAGCCGGTAAAACCGGCAGTCACACAGACATCGCCAAACTCTTTGTGATATTAAGCCAGGAGTATGGCTGGTCACCCCAGCAGATCGGTGAACTGACTCTGGCACAGGCCGTGATCTACGCATCAGGTGGGGAGCACCGTATGGGTGGGAGGCAAGGCTACAAAAGTTTAGCGGCCGCATTGGCTGCTGTTAAAGGATCGTGACCTATGCCCGTCATCGGCGAAGCCGCAATCAATCTGGTCGCCAATATGAAGCCGCTGATGTCATCTCTTGGCACAGTCGGCGGTATCGTGAGTCGTGGTCTTATGCCAATCGCTAAGATCACTGCTGCCATTGGCGCGGCTATTGGTGGTGTTAGTATTGGCGTAGGTGGCTTCGGTATTAAGCTGTCTGCTGAAATGGAGCAGACAGAGATTGCTTTTGAATCCATGCTTCGATCGGCTGAAAAAGCCAAGCAAGTCATTGGCGACCTCAAAGGATTTAGTGATGTCACGCCATTTGAACCTGATGAGGTGATTGCTGCTGGCCGCTCGTTAATCGCATTTCAAGAGCCAGTCAATCAACTGGTCACAACACTCACACGAGTCGGTAATGTGTCGGCAGGTTTGAAAATCCCCTTGGGCGAATTGACTGAAATATACGGCAAAGCCCGTGTCAATGGTCGCCTGATGATGGAGGACATAAACCAGTTGACCGGTCGAGGCATACCGATTATCGATGAACTTTCCAAGCAATTCGGCGTCACAGAAGGTGAAGTGCGCAATCTGGTCAGCACTGGCAAGGTTGAATTCAAGAACCTGGAGCAGGCATTTATCGACCTGACCAGTGAAGGCGGCATGTTCTTCGATCTAATGGGACAGCAATCCAAATCTGCTCTGGGTTTATGGAGCACCATACAAGGAGCACTCAAAGACATCTTCCGTGGAATCGGCGATGTGCTAATTAAAGAACTTGATATCAAGCCAGCTATGGCGGGCATGATTGAAGCCTTGCGAGGATTCCAACAGTCGTTTATCCCGGTATTTAAAGCGGTGATTCAGATCACCCGCGAGTTTGCGACGGTTGTGATCGATGCCACCAAGTGGATTGCCGGTATGACTTCGCAGATCATGGGTGCTGCTGGTCCTGTTGGCATCACTATGGCTGCGGTTGCTGCGTTGGCGGGTGGATTCACAGCGCTTGCGGCTGCTATCGTTGGAACCCAAGCGGCTTTGATGGTGTTGAGCAAAACGACACTTCCAGAGTTGATTGCATCGACCAAAATCGTTCTGAAATCGTTGAAAGCTTTTGCTGCGTCTTTGTGGACACTCAATACAGCAGTGATCACGCTGAGGGTCGCTATTGGTGGCGCATTGATAACCGTGGTGCTGGCTCTCGGTGCTGCGTTTCTTAAGGCTCGTGCTGATGGATTGGCTTTCGGAGACGAAATGAGCAGTCTGGCTGACAGTGTTGTTTTGGTTTATGACCGTGCAAAACATCTGGAGATCGTTCAAAACAAACTTCATGCTGCAACCAAACGCATGGCCGCTGCACAGAATGATGTAAAAAACGCTGACACCAGCGAAAAACAACTCGCTGCTCAACAGGAACTGGTCAAGGCCATTGAAGACCGCATCAAGGCGTTGAAAACATACAGCGTTATCTCTCGTCCTGATGCCGCCGAAATGAGTTCGCAGCAGTGGCGAATGGATCAGATCACACTCAAAAAACTGACCGACCAACTGCACCAGGCAAAATACGCATTGAACGCTTTGCAGCACCAGACGAAGGCTGGCTTGGATGCTGGCAAGCTATCTGAAGATGCCAAGAAGCTGACCGACATCGCCAGAAATCTCAAGGAGGAAGTTGACACCTTCGGCATGTCCGACTTCCAGAAGTTGCAATACACGATGTCCAAGCTCAAAGCTCCGGACAGTTGGAAGCAATTCACAGCATCACTGCAAGATGATCTCGACTTCAAAAAAGGTGAACAGGCACTTGGCAACCTGCGCATCGAGTTGGGCAAGATCGGCATGTCTGGCGGCGAGTTGAAACTGTTCGACATCGACAACCTGCTGTTCAGCACCGACCAACTCAAAGAAGCCAAGCGCCTGATTGGCGATATCCAACGTAAAAACGTGGACCAATTCATCTCGGGCAAGCAGAAGCAGGTCGATCTGTTTGGCAAGTCCGATGCGGAAAAGGAGATCGCTGATCTTGAGGGTGCAACAGATAAACAGAAGCAGAAGGTGCGCAGCATCTTCGGTGAACTCAAGCGTCTATCCGTTGGCGACTACATTGCCAAGCTGAAAATCGAAGTCGACGAAAACGGGCTAAGCGACATCGAACGCAAGCTCAACGATCTTCGTCGCCAGGGCGCTGATGCCACACAGATCGCAGAAGCACGCGCGCTATTGCAGCAGCAGCAAGACGCCAACCAGCCGCAGCAACGTATCCAAACCGTCGGCCTCACCGAGATGTTCAATCGCATCCAGACGGCCATCGGTCCCAAGGACGACCCGCAGAAGAAGACCGCCGACAACACCAAAACGGTCGCCGACGAAACCAAGAAGTCGAACACCAAGCTCGACAAGCTGCACACCGTGCTGACATCCATCGACAAGAAGACAGCGACCAGCGTGGTGGGTGCTGGATTCGTTCAGTGATCAACCGTCCACCAACTCAACCTTAACCCTTTTACCCAATGCCCGAGCGTAGCGGCTAAGCGTGTCCAGTTTGGGTTGAGTTCGCGTACTGTTCTCAAGACGTGACAGATTCGGCTTGGCGATCCCAGTCTGCCTGGCCAAATCAGCCAGCGTAACGTGCTGGTGTTCTCGCTCAGCTTTGAGTTGCGCGACAATGCTTAACACTTTTTCATGTCGTTCAAATACCTCACGCCCCATGGCCTTGATCTCATCAGCTTCCTGTGTGTCAATCAATCGTGCTTCATCCTGAACCGCTTTGAGCTGTTTGGCGGTAAGCTTCTTTGTTGATTTGCGAATCTGTTTCATATCAGTCACTCCACATCGTAAGCAGTTACCGGAATAACCGTAAACACATCATACTTTTTGTAGACAATCGCCAGCTTTCGCCCACTTGCCGTGAAACCGAAAGCAATTGGATTGCCTGTCGTTCGGCTGGTGGTTTCCTCAACAGGTGCCTCTAAAACCTGCTCAAACTCCTCGGGCGTTACACCGTGCTGGTCAATGTATGCAACAAGCGCATCTGTCCACAGGATTTCAAAATATCGTGGCATACCACCTCATTTATTATCAATAATGATAACCCTAATGAACTAAAAGTCAATCCTGTTTGACACCGCCCCACCACCACCTGTCGCGCTTTGTGACAACCACCTGACGCACCAGGATGGAACTCTGCGGCGAAGCACTGCCCGCAATCAACCCAACAACATTCTTTCCATCAGGTGCATGTGCGGGGGGCGTCAAAGTGGCGCCCTCCCACATTTTTCAATCCACCTTGGCCCGTCACGGGCTGGAAAGAATCGTCATGGCCATCACCGTCGAATTCGAAGAACTTGCAGGATCACCCAGCGAACAGTACACCTCCAGCGGGTTCACCGCAGTCCAGCGCTTCAAGTGCAAATGGTCACAACGCCACAATCTTGCCCGGCAATTCAAAAAAGGCTTGGGCGTGGTCTATGGTCCCAACATTGCCGCCCGTGCGACTGATGTGGCCATCGAACCATTCTTTGCTGATGAAGGCAAGGTTGTGGCTAACCCCAACCCGCGACAGATCGTCTACTCCGATGCACTGGTCACCGTGACGTATCGCACGCCCGACGGCTACAGCGGTGCTGTGGATTCGGATGATCCGGAGACGCTCATCAGTGAGGAAGTGGATCACTGGACGGAATTTCTGACGTTGCCGGGGCGACAGTTGTGGTGGGGTAAAAATCTTGATCCTGATTTTGTTGGGCCTCAGCTGCCAACAAGACCCCTCGGTGATGAAGCTTCACCAGGCATGTTGGTTCAGGGCATGACATGGAAAATCGTGCGGTACAACGTGTTGTCTGTTCCCCAGGTGTGGCGTGATTTGAGTGGTTATGTCAACTCAGACCAGTTGTATTCAAAGACGCTCAAGATGACCTTTGAGCCGGAAACACTGCTTTATATGCCGATGACCATGCAAAGAACAATCACAAGCGAAGGTTTGAAGGCATGGACGGTAACCCAGACAATGTCGCATCGGCTGACTGGATGGAACAAGTTTTATAGAGCTCGATCAGGAACATGGGAATCAGTTTATGACGGAAATGTTGACAAAGAAGGTTCTGACGCTCAACTCATAAAAATCTACACTCCCACGACTTTCAAAGATAAACTCAACTGGAAGTGATCAGATCATTTGATCTGTCGCGGGTAATTATTCCACTCAAAACCATCATGTTCCCTGTTTGGTTTAGCACGCCATACAGGGAATTCTTTTATTTGGTGCGCGTTGAAATAATCAAACAATTCGCTGGGGGCGATACCATGCGTAATGTCTTTGATTTCTGCTTGATTATATGCTCCAACGTTAAATGTATTTCCACCTGCATTCGTTATCTCGAAATCAACAGGTGCCTTATTTATAAACAATACAGTTCGCGTGGCTATGATGGGTGTTACATGTCCATTGAGAATTATGATGTTTTTACTTTGCTTCTTTGGTAGAAAATAAAACCTTCCATCTTTTTCCTTGCTTGCCCTTCCCTCCAACAACTCGTACCCCTCCGGCGCATCCAGCTTCATCACCTTGTACACCTCACCGATCGTCCGACACCGCGTGGCGCCCACTGGCTCATAGAACCAAGGTGCTGATGTATCTGAGTACGCATCGCCATTGCCCAGCTTTGCTCGCTTCTCCGCTTCCTTCATCACCTCGATGGACCATAGCTTGTCGCCGATCTTGACCCAGTTGGGTGCCTGCTGCTCGAAGAGCCGCTGCACGCTCTTGGATTGCTCGGACCACTTGGGCGTGGACTTCGGCTCTGGGTCCTTCTGCGTGCCATCCTCAGCCTGTGCCGCCATGCTCAGTGCCAGGATGATCAGTGCGATTGTGAATGTGC